TAACCGTTGCCAGTCTTATCCATTTCAGGTTTCCAGAGACGGTCATCTCCACCGCCACCAGTATTGTTCATCTTCTCTACTTCCTTGACCAGTTTCTGAGTCAGGGAACCAAGCGAAGATTGCTTCTTGAGATTTGCGAAAGACATAGGATTTTACGGATTAGTTTGGATTTGGCTTGTGTGTTGTGCCTTGATAGTTTACAGGTCTGAACCTGTTTTGTCAATCTGCTGTTTCATCACATCAAGCATTTTGGACATGTTATTGAAGATAACACTCATATCTGTCCCCGGTGGGAGACCCATCATTGTAGCAGACTCAATGATTTTATCCTTCATAAGTTTTGCTTCGGGGTCGTCGGATAAACTCAGACGAGTATAGAGAACCTTTTGTTTTTCAAGAAGTTTCTCCAACATCTCAACGTGTTGAACTTTTTGTTCTTTGTTCATTGAGGGAAACTTAAAGACGTTCTTATAAACGTCTTCTTGTAACTCACTAATTTCTGCCATCTCTGCACGGACGACTTCAGAATCGAAAAAACTCATACCCCTATCACTACTTCTTTAAGGATTTTTTTATATCGTGACACATCAATATTTAGGAATGGGGAATACTTCCTCATCTTCATACTGACGGACAACCAAACAGGATCGTCAAGGTGTTTGTCGAAATTAGTTCTGAACCCTAGTATCATATCACAGATTACCAGAGTTTCAAGTGAAATATTACTTCTTAGGTATTCTTTCAGGATTTGTGGATGTCTTGACCCATCCAATGCGAACATTGATTCAAAGTTATTGTCAGAAAATATACTATCAATCTCTTCCTTAAATGTATAAGTCATTGATTGAGTTCTCTTTTTCCATGAGGTGTATCTACCCTCACCTTCACGTATCATTTCTCCTATCCAAAGTTTACTTGGATCAGTACAGGTGATAAAGTTAGATACAAAAAACTCAATGACTTCTTTGTCGTTCTTGTTCCTAGCAAGTTTCTCAAACCAGAATCGATCTTTACGTTTGTAAAATGCCTGAACAGTTGCACGACTTTTGCCACAGTATTTGTGGTAATCATACTTGTCTTTTGTGAAGTGATTCTTCAGAGACAAGTAACTCCTATAAGCATCAAACGGCATCATTAAAAATCTAATATAGGGATTTTTGGCCAGAAAATTTTTTGACCGAAAATGGAATCAAAGGGGCAATTTGGCACGGGAACTTCTCTTTAAGAAGTTCAACTCCATTGCTTCGTATTTAATCTTTTCTTTGAGTGGTTTAGAAATCAATTTAGGAACTGATTCTAGTTCGATACTGTTCTGTTCACAGAAGTGAATGATAGCATCAATGTAACTCATGTCTGCGTTTTTTGACACAAGAGATTCAATCTCCTGTGCAAATCGTGAGGGACAGAAGAATTTACTTTCTAATACTTTTTCTAGTTCATTCTTCATCCTTTGCCCCAGTATTGTGATGTACAAATTCCTTGATGTATCGAACTAGCAATTTAATATACTCCCCTTTATCTCTTTTGTCAAATACTTCAACATCACCACCAGGCGTAACCATAATAGTGATCAGTTTTTTGACAGGAATGCCAGTCATCTCATAGTAAGCAGAAGCATAAAACATCTCTTGAACAAAGTAGTTTTCCAACCACTTCTCTGGTTTGATCTTTTCAGATGTCTTAAAATCTATAACTGCAAGTTCTCCTTCGTACTCAGCAATGCAGTCTACTCTTCCTGCTAATCCAAGATACTCTGAATATAGAGTTCTTTCAATGGCATGTACATTATTTATCTTGTCAAGATATGGTTTCGCATGATGAAACATGAACTTAGTGAGAGGACGAAAGTCATCCCAGTTGATGTCTTTATTCAGCATGTACAGTTCAGTGGCAGCATGAAAGTCTGTGCCACGGGAAGTTGCTTTCTTAGTAATCCTATTTGCTTCTTCAATGCCAACACGGGCACGCCACTTAGCAAAGATCTGACGGTTATAGAAAGAAGTAACAGACGTAATAGAAGGCACCCAATCTCCATTAGGAAGGTTATAGAGACGGATGCCATTCTTTTCTTTTTTTGTTAAATCAATGTCACCTAGAAAATTATGATGAATAAAACTCATAGATTAAGATCCATTTTTGCAACTAAGTATTCTTTGCAGAGACCAGAACGAACAATATCTTCAACACCAAACTCAATAATATCCATTGATGGCATTGTTCTAAGAATTCTCATGAAGTCAGCAATACCATTCTTCTCTGCGGTCTTAACAAGATCAGATTGTGTTGCGTCACCACAGAACATAATCTTACTGTTCTCACCAATCCTTGTAATTATACTATCAAGTTCGTGGAAATTCAAGTTTTGAAACTCGTCAACAATAATGATAGCATTGTCAAGTGTAGTACCACGGATAAATGAAGTGCTCCAGAAACTGATAGTCCCTTGAGTTTTCAGATTACCGTAGAGCATTTCAAAGTCTGCCTCAGTAGGCAGTTCAAACATATACTTTACCATATTCTTGTATGGAATCTGGTAAAGAGAAGACTTATCCTCATGATCTCCTGGAAGGAAACCAATCTCTCTTGTAGCAACTAAGGATCTTACGATATAGATTTTTTCGTAAGGAGTTTTGACATCGAGAACATCTCTTAGTGCATTGTAAAGGGTAATAAATGTTTTACCTGTTCCAGCAGCACCGTATGCAACGATGTTTTGATTGTTCTCATAGCAACGGAAAAGTTCTTGTTGATTTTCAGTAAGAGGTTCAATCCTCTTCATCAAATCTGAATTAAGTGGTTTTTTTCTTTTCATGTGTTTGTTGCTCATCCCAAATGGGACTACGGGACCTTGAGTCTTCTTCTTTGCAGGCATAGATTAGAAACTGTAATCGCGGTTTTTACGGACGGTGGCACCAGGTTGTTTGGATGCACGATCCAAAACCTCGTTCCATCCACTGGATTTTGCCTCTCCTGTCCATCTAAATTCCGTATCGATTCCAGCAACACCTGCTGACCAATCTTTTTCCCATTCTGGGTTTTCTTCTTTCCACTCAGCATATGCCTTCATAGACATGCTAAGTTCTTTCTTCTCTTTTGTTTCTTTGTTAATAACGGGGTACGTTGGCATAAACGTTCAGTCCTTTTCTAATATTTATTAAATCCATTCCATTGCTTCAGCAACGGCAGGAAACTGTTCAACAAAAATCTCTTTTGCACCCAAAGCAATGTCCATATGCTCTTTTTGCGTACCATTAGCAGAACGCAAATCAATATAATGAATCCATGAGCGCACTGAGCCCGTCATGTAAATTCTTGTGGGTGTTGCTAAAGGAAGCACAAAGCGAGCACACTCCTTTGCGATTTCAGAATCAAGCATCTCTTTATAGAGTTTCATTCCCTCTTCAAAGTGCTTTTGTATTTTGATCTGGAACTCCTGACGGACAAACGGGTCAATATCATCAATAGAATTCTGACGATTCTTGGTGTCTTGACGCCGTAGTTCAGGTAGAGGGATCGTCTCTGCGAGTAGGGAAGAATCAGCATACCGTTGCGAAAATTCTTGATATGTGAACGAACGGTGGCGCAGCACTTGAGCTGCCACACCCCTAGTAGTATTGATTTCGAGAGTCATATATGCCTGCTCAAAGATGCTCCAATGCTGGTGTCTCACACAATACTTAAGAAGACCAGAGAACTTTTCATTCTCCTGGTTATTTGGATTCGACACACGGGCACAATAAGCCATGTGCTTCTCAGCATCAGGTGTGACACTGATAAGTTTAGTCGGGGTATCCGTCATCGTCATTAAAAACTTCGTCGTAACTATCGGCAGGGAGTGGGACATCATAGTATCCCTCTTCTGGTTTGTATGCATCTACATCAGAGTAAACCTCTGACTTTAGACATTCTACCAGAGATTCTAGATTTCTTACAATCAGTTTAAGTCTCTCTTTATCCATAAAAAAATGGGAGGTCTCCCTCCCATTCTATCAATATTTAATTTGTAAGTCAATCACTTAGTATAAGTATGACCACGATAAGTGAACTTGCCGTGGACTTCACTTGGCTTGACCTTGGTAACCTTAGTCTCAATACCACGATAGGTGGTCATATGAATTTGTGCGTCGTGAAGTGCAGATGCTTTTTCAATCTGCTTTTTGATGAGAGTGAGTGTGTTCATTTGTCTTACCTGAAATACTAGGGTGAATTTAATCTCCCGTTCCTTCAGTCGTTTGCGTCCCCAAGGGGATGAACGATCCGTTCCGCGACTTACTTGCGTCCTATGATAACACTGTATCGCACCTCCCTTCTACTTTAGATTTGAGATACAAAATTAAATTTCGTTTAGACTTGAAGTCTAAATTTCCATCTAAATGAACCTCAACACTTTTTTGTAGAAACCTTTCACAAGACATATGCCACCCATAAGGTGACGGATCGTGATGGGCTAAGGTCAGTGCCAACAGCAGTGTTACCATGTTGGATGAACGTAGGACCACTATAGTCCTTATAAGTTATATAGTCAAGTAGTTTTGTATAACGTGTTACAAAAACATACCACGGTCACTCATATATTTGAGGGTCTCCTTCAAGGTGCCACGATGATTCAAACCAATAGCAACCTGAGGATACTCAGCCTCACTTCCAAACTCAGCACGGAACTGCTTATCACTAAAGTCTACACCTAGTAAGAACTCTCTTACTTGCTGACCACATGCTTCAAGAACCATCTTAGCTCTTTCAGATTCTTGACTACCGTTACTATAAACAAGTGCTTCAATCACGTTGCCTCCAATCATCAGTCTTTTCTCTACTAAACCAGTCTACAATTTCATCTGCACTTTGGAATCCTGTTCTGTGATTAGATGGATCAGGATCCCCAAGGTCCATCTGATTCATAAAATCATCAAGACCACCCTCTTGCATATCAGGATTGCTTGCTTTTCTACGTGCTTTCCTAAGTATGGATGCTGCACTCTGATTTGACTTTGCTAATTTATTTGCCCAGATCATGTCATCCAAACTGACCTCTTCACCCAAAACAATCTTTTCACAGATTGCTTCAAGACGCAAACGATATTGGGTAGATAGCATACAAACTTACCTGCTGAGTTATTTATTTTAAGGGTCTTCCGTGTTTGTCTACTAACCCTAACTTTTTAATTTGTGAAAGGTTAGACTTCTCACCTTTTTTAATTTTTTTATATTCTTTAATAAGTTTGTCAACTTCGTTTTTTGAAATATTCACTTTTAATTCTTTATCATCATCTGTTGAAACAAAACCGATTCCACTTTTTTTAGAATCTTCTTTTAAATCAACATAATCATTAATTACTTCTTGAATTTCATCACGGATCAGTTCATTAATTTGATCCCTAAGATCATCATCATTCATTTTCTTTTCTTGTCTGTCTTTGGTTTGATACCCCAGAGTTTAGGATTAACAGTTCCATACCCAAAATCAATTTTTTGCACAGCACCTTTGCCATACTTATCATAGTACATGTCAAATAACTTTGAAGTTTTAGCACACCGAGTAAGATCAATATACTCAGTTCCATTTTCAACGTACCAAATTAATCTGGCATCAGTAGGAAAAGATTTATCGTTTGCTGCATCAAGTGTTGTTTTTTCAAGAAGAATTTGACATCCATAATCAGTGGGATTGACAGGATTGATATCTTGACCAAATTCTGTCATCTCCTTCTCCTGGTCTACAGCAACCGTCATGAGCGTCCTCCCCACTGAATATCAGGATATGCTTCTCGCACAATCTCGTATGTTACTTTATATTTAGATTGTAAAGATTTGTCTTTAACAAGACAAAGAACTTTTGCTTCTTCAGGATGAAGACCTTCAAGAATTTGAATAAACATAGTCTCTCTACGCAAGGAAGACAGTGAATCATTGCCACCTTTTACAAAGTTATAAAGGTGCTTGTATTCACGACGCAAAGAAGTATGATCAGTTCCTACAGGAACTTCATTCTCTTTATAAGGCACATCTCCTTCAGGAACAACAGAGATGACAGTATCATCAAAGTTCCAAATAAAGAGAGTCTTCAGGGCTTCAGTTGAATACTCCTGAAGAACCTCTACTTTCTTTGCTTTAGTACGTTGCTTGCTAGCAAGTTCTAAAATTTCATGAATAAAAGGATTAGGTGGCAATTTATCAGATGCCTTAATCGTTTTAGTCTTCGTCGTTGTCTTCGAGGGACTCATAATCGTTTTCAAATCGTACTGCTAAAATTTCATCGGGTAATAGATTACCGTTCTCATCAAACATCTCTGGATGTGTATAAACGGGTTGGGTTTGATATACATGGTCCTTTGCCAACCATCCTACTACACCACCAACAAAAAAGAACATGATTGAAACTAATGTTCCTATTGTAAGAGTAACTGCTAACATCTTCTGTCCTCCAGAGATTATTTCTTTCTGATGTCCAGATAGAAGTTTAGATGTAGAACAATCTCCCTGTTGAAGAGGGAAACCAACTTACCAAACTTTATCTGAAAAGATTTTGGCCTTTCTGGTTTCCTCCTCTTATGTCGTAACATAAGTTCTAATCCCCGATTGACATCGGGATCTGGTTTATTTAGTTTTCTTTCTTCTCCCAGGTCTTCGGTCATGACTGTACCTTTTTGCGTCATCCAAAAAACTTTCTAAGTAGTTTCTAATTTTTCTTGCTTGAGGTTTAGGAATGTGTCCATAACCTTCTCGCAATTGTTTGTGCTCATCATCTGCACCACCTTTGAGATATTCATCAAGATCTATAATGAGATATCCAAGTTCATTGGTAGTAGAACTTGTAATGAATTCATCTATTTCATGCTTTTTAATTTTACAATCTTTGAGATAATCATAAAATTTTAAATTCATTTTTCCCTCAAAGGCATTATCAATCGCATGTTCAATAAGATCGTAGATGTCGATGAGGTTCTGTTCCATTAGACTAAGTTTTGTTCTTTAAGATACTTGACAGTTTCTTGGCATCCACCAAGAAGCTCTTCTCCATATTTAACACGGGGGAAAGTTGAACCTTTACCAAACTCATCATAGAACTCTTCTCCCGTAAAATCCCTACCGAGTTTGTACTCCACATATTGCAACTCTGCCAACTGTAACACACTGGTAACCTTGGTGCAATAGGGGCAACCAATCTTTGTGTAGACTGTGAATGTTTTCATTGCTTTACTTCTTTCCAATCATTGTCAAAAATTTCGAGACCTTTGTCTGTAAGAATGTGATCATACATTTGATCAAATACCTTAGGTGGCATCGTACAGATCTCAGCACCATTATACCATGAACGAATTGCTCTTTGCACACTACGAATAGAGGCAGAAAGAACTTGAGTTCTGATGCCATGAATACGATACAGTTCAGAGATGGATCGTACAACCTCCAGACCTGCCACTGACTGGTCGTCTA